TGTACAAGGTACTACAGTAACAGTTGATTCAACAACAGTTGCACTTGGTGATAACATTCTTGAATTACAAAAAGACGCAACTGGCGCAGCATTAGATGCTGGTATTAGCGTTGTTAGAGGATCAGATGGAGACAAACGTTTCATCTGGAATGAAACAGACGACCGTTGGACAACCGAGGGTGAAGACATAAAAGCTGGTAACTTTATTTTAGAAACAGGTGGACAGTTTATTGGTAACCTACTAGGTGACGTAACAGGCGATGTAACTGGTGATTTAACTGGTGACGTAACAGGTAATGTAACAGGTAATGTAACAGGTAACGTAACAGGCGATGTAACTGGTGATTTAACTGGTGACGTAACTGGTGATGTAGCTGGTGATTTAACTGGTGACGTAACAGGTAATGTAACAGGTAACGTAACAGGTACAGTATCATCACTTGCTAACCATGACACAGACGCATTAACAGAAGGTTCATCTAACCTATATTTTACTCAAGCACGTGCTGATGCACGTATTGCAGCAGCATCAATTGGTGCTTTATCAGATGTTGATATTACAGGTATCGCTTCAGGTAACACAGTTGTATGGAATGGATCTACATTTACAACAGCTGATCACTTTGATGGTGTAGACTTTAACAATGAGCTTGCATCAAAAGATACAGATGATCTAAGTGAAGGTGCAACTAACAAATACTTCACAACAGCTCGCGCACGTAATTCTATTTCAGCAAGTGGCGATCTTTCATATGATGCAGGCACAGGTGTTGTATCATTTACAGAACGTACAAATGCAGAAGTAATTGGATTAGCAAGAGGCTCACTTTCAGCTACTAACACTGGCTCAGGACATGGTGCTATTTCATATACATCAGGAACAGGCGTAATTGATTTTACTCCAGTAACATCAGCAAACATTCGCAGCGAAATATCAGCTGTAGATGCTGGCGGTGACGGTTCTTTTGCTTATGATTCAGGCACAGGTGCATTTACATACACAGGTCCATCAGCAGCAGAAACACAAGCACACTTTGCTGCAGCTACTACAGGAACAGGTTTTGGTGATTTATCATACTCAGGTGGCACTTTTACATATACAAAAGTAACATCAGCAAACCTATTATCTCTATTCTCAGTTGCTAACGATGGTGATATGACTATTTTAACATACGACAGTGCAACAGGTGAGATTGCATCAGATCTTTCAGAAGCAGACATTACTGGTTTATTTTCAGCGTCCAATTCAGGAACATTTGGAACTAGTGCATTATCATTTAACGCTGGTGCTATTGACTTAACAATCAATAACACAGACATCACAGGCTTGTTTTCAGTAACAGACGCAGGTGGTGACGGTTCATTAACATACAACAATGCAACTGGTGCATTTACATATACAGGCCCATCTAAAGCTGAAGTATTAGCTCACATTTCAGGTGGAACTGGTGTAACAGTAAGCGGTGCTGGTGTAATTGCAATCGGTCAAGCTGTTGGTACTACAGATGATGTTACATTTAACTCAGTAACAGGTGACGTAACTGGTGATTTAACTGGTGACGTAACAGGCAATGTAACAGGTAACGTAACAGGCAATGTTACAGGAAACCTAACTGGTAACGTAACTGGCGATCTAACAGGTGATGTAACAGGTGACGTAACTGGTGATTTAACTGGTAACGTAACAGGTAACGTAACAGGTAACGTAACTGGCAATCTAACTGGTGATGTAACTGGTGATGTAACTGGTGATTTAACTGGTGATGTAACTGGTGATTTAACTGGTAACGTAACAGGTAATGTAACTGGTAACCTAACAGGTAACGTAACAGGAACAGTATCAGACATTTCAAACCACGACACTGATGCATTAGCAGAAGGTTCAACTAACCAATATCATACAACAACTCGCGCACGTAATTCAGTAAGCGGTGGTACAGGTGTAACATATACAGCTGGTACTGGTGTAATTGAAATTGGTCAAGATGTTGCAACAACAGCAAACGTTACATTTAACGATGCTACTTTTGATGGTGAAGTTACAATTGAAGGTGACTTAACAGTTAAAGGTACAACAACATCAGTTAACTCAAACGAAGTTAACATTGGTGACAATATCATTGTTCTAAACTCAGACGAAACAGGTGCACCATCACAAGATGGCGGTATTGAAGTCGAAAGAGGTACATCAGGTAATGCAAGATTTGTATGGGATGAGACAAATGATCGTTGGTCAGCTGAAGTATTTGATGGCTCAGCATACGTAGCAGCTCCTGTTAACATGTCAGCGGTTGCAGCGGCAATGTTCACTGGTAATTTAACTGGCGACATTTATGCAGATGATGCAACAAATAAAGTTCTTGAAAATGGAACAGATGGTACAGATGCTACATTTACAGGTGACGTAACTGGTGATTTAACTGGTGATGTAACAGGTGATGTAACAGGAAACCTAACAGGTAACGTAACAGGTAACGTAACTGGTGATTTAACTGGTGATGTAACAGGTGACGTAACTGGAGATCTAACAGGTAATGTAACAGGTAATGTAACAGGTAACGTAACTGGAGATCTAACAGGTAACGTAACAGGTGACGTAACTGGCGATGTAACTGGAGATCTAACTGGTAATGTAACTGGTAATGTAACAGGTAACGTAACTGGTGATTTAACTGGTGATGTAACAGGTAACGTAACAGGTGATTTAACTGGTGATGTAACTGGTGATTTAACTGGTAACGTAACAGGTAATGTAACTGGTAATGTAACTGGTAATATTACATCAACTGGCACATCAACATTTACAACTGTTGATATCAACGGTGGTGCAATTGACGGAACAGCAATTGGTGCAACAACAACATCAACTGGTGCTTTCACATCAATTAGTGCTTCAGGTCTTATCAGTGCAAACGGTGGTGTATCAGGTAACGTAACAGGTAACTTAACTGGTAATGTAACTGGCGATGTAACAGGTAATGTAACTGGTGATTTAACTGGTGATGTAACAGGTGACGTAACTGGTGATTTAACTGGTGATGTAACAGGTGACGTAGTTGGTGATCTAATTGGTGACGTAACAGGCACTGTATCAGACATTTCAAATCACGACACTGATGCATTAACAGAAGGCTCAGCTAACCTATACTTTACAGATGCAAGAGCACGTGGTGCTATTTCTGTAACTGATTCAGGCGGTGACGGCTCATTAGCTTACAATAGTGCAACTGGTGTAATCACATACACAGGTCCATCACAAGCTGAAGTATTAGCTCACGTATCAGGTGGTACAGGTGTAACAATCAGTGGCGTAGGTGTAATTGCAATTGGTCAAGATGTTGCTACATCAGCAAGTCCAACATTTGCAGGTGCAACAATGTCAGCAGATATTGCTATGGGAACAAACCAGATCACAGGTCTTGGTGCTCCAGTAAACAACACTGATGCAGCAACAAAAGGTTATGTCGATGGTGAAGTTAACTCGCTTAACTCAACAATCGCAGCACTAGATACAGATGATATCGCAGAAGGTTCAAATCTTTACTTTACTAATGCACGTGCTGATGCACGTATTGCAGCAGCATCGATTAATGATTTATCAGATGTAGATACTTCATCAGTAGCAGACGGTGAGATCCTAGTATATGATGCAGGTAATAGTGAATTTACTACTGCAACTATTGGTTCACAGATTTCAGTTCTATCACTAAATGACGTAACTGATAACTCATTCTCAGGTAAAGATAACTATATCTTACAAGTTAATGATGCAGAAGATGCGATGGAACTTGTAGATCCAGCAACAGTAGCATGGGCAGGTTACAACAGAACAACTATTGCGGGTAGCAACACAGCTACTTACTCACTAGGGTTCACAGCTAACCAAGCATATGCACAAGTATTTGTTGGTGGTATCATTCAGGATCCAACAACTCACTACACAATTACTGGTTCATCAATTACGTTTGCAGCAGCTATTCCAGTAGGAACAGCGGCAGTTGTAATTAACCCAACAGTAGCGTCGGTACCGTCACTACAAGCTGGGTCAGTTTCTTTTGATAAGTTTGCTACAAATATTAAAGCATACGTTCAGAAAACACCTACAACAGCAACTAACTCTGCAACAACAATTGATACATTTGATGGATCATCATATCGTTCAGCTAAGTATATCATTCAGGTAGACAACGGCAGCGGAGAATACGAAACACGTGAAGCACTAGTTGTGCATGACGGTTCTGCAGCATACATTACAGAATATGCACTTGTATACACAGGTTCAGCTCTGTTAGGTGATGCAACAGTAGCTATGAATGGCTCTAATGTAGAACTAAAATATACAACAGCTTCAGGTAACGCAACAGTGAAGGTTATTGCAACTTACATTGATGTTTAATTAAAGCCAGGGAGGGGGTAACCCCTCTCTTTTACATAAACCACGAGGTTTACAAAATTCAAAAAGGAATTTGAAAAATGGCACAGAAAAAATTTATTATCGATGGTGGCTTTGAAACAAACGACGATTCTGTAATCACTGGCGACCTAACGATGACAGGTGATATCCTGCCATCCGCTGATAATACATATGACCTTGGATCTCCAACAAAAGTCTGGAAAGATGTTTATGTTGGTCCGGGATCTTTATATGTTAACGGTAAGAAAGTTCTTGAAGATGATTCTGATACAATCACTATTTCAACAGATACTGATCAAGATCTTCGTATCACAACACACGGCACAGGTTCATTAGAACTTTTTGCACAAGGCACAGGTAATGTGCAAATGAAAGCTACTCTTCAAATGGAAGATGGTAAGAAAATCACTAACTCAGCTGGTAACCCAGTTCAGTTCGGTGATAAAATTGACATGGACAACAACCAAATGATTAACCTTTCTGCTCCAACAGCAGATGGGCATGCGGCGAACAAAACATATGTTGATACAAAAGCAGAAGCTTATACTGATACAAGAGAAGCTGCAATTACAACAGCATATCAAGCATATGCTGACAGTGCAGTAGCAGACTTAGTTAACTCAGCACCAGCTGCGCTAGACACATTAAATGAACTAGCAGAAGCACTAGGTGATGACTCAAACTTTGCTACCACAGTAACAACAAATATTGCATCTGCTCAAACAGCAGCTCAGAACTATGCTGACGCGGCCGTAGCAACACTACAGTCAGGTGGTGCTTCATTTACAGGTGGTAACGTAGCTCTTGGCACAGACGTTGATCTTACATTAGATACAACATCTCAAGCAAAATTTGGAGCATCAGTTATTGTTGGTGACGATCCAGACAATGCTGGTAACCCAGCAATTTGTGCGTCATCATTTCGTCCAACAGCAGGTCAAGCAGACCTTAACCTAAAAGCAGGTTCAGGTGGTAATATTAACCTAGCAGATGGTGATGTTGAGTATGAAGGCGTAGGTATTGTTGGCGATGATCCAGATAATGGTGGTAATCCAACAGTATGTGCTTCTACATTCCGTCCAGTAAGTGGTCAAACTGATCTTAACTTACGTCCGGGATCAGGCGGTGCAATCACATTAGGCAGCACTGTTCTAAAAGGAGTAGCAACACCAGTAGCAACTACTGATGCAGCTAACAAAGCATACTCTGATGCGTCACAAGCGGCAGCAGAAGCTACAGCGGCATCTGATGCTACAACTAAAGCAGATGCGGCACAAGCAGCAGCAGAAGCTACAGCATCAGCAGATGCAACAAGTAAAGCAGATGCAGCAGAAGCAGATGCTATTACAACAGCAGCGGCAGACGCAACTTCAAAAGCAGATGCGGCACTTGCATCAGCACAAACATATGCTGATTCAGCAGAAGCAGATGCTATTACAACAGCAGCAGCAGACGCAACTTCAAAAGCAAACGCAGCACTTGCATCAGCACAAACATATGCTGATACAGCAGAAGCAGATGCAATTAATACAGCATCAGCAGACGCAACAAGTAAAGCAAATGCGGCACAATCAGCAGCAGAAGCTACAGCGGCGGCAGATGCAACAAGTAAAGCAGATGCGGCACAAGCGGCGGCTATTTCAGCAGTAACAAACGGTGCAGGAGCAGCTTTTGATACATTAAAAGAAATCCAAGATGCTATGGCAACAGATGCTGAATTAACAGCAGCAATCAGTGGCTTAACAATTGGTGACGGCACAATTACAATTACAGCAGGCAACGGTATGTCAGGTGGTGGAACATTCTCTACAAACCAAACTGGTTCTGGAAGTATTTCAGTTGCTATGTCAGGTTCATTCACTGGCGACTTTACAGCAACTGGTGATGTTACAGCATACTCAGATGATACACTAAAAACTAACGTTCAAGTTATTGATGGTGCATTAGGCAGAGTTGAAGCTATACGTGGTGTTACTTTTGATCGTATCGAAGACGGTTCAACATCAACAGGTGTTATTGCTCAAGAACTAGAAGCAGTATTACCACAGGCAGTTAAAACAGACGACAACGGAGTTCGTCATGTTGCTTATGGTAACATTACTGGTCTACTAATTGAAGCAGTAAAAGAACTATCTGCACAAGTAGCAGAACTAAAAAAGTAATTTATATTACTTAACAATATAGAGAGTGTGAGAAATTGCACTCTCTTTTTTTATAAACAAAGTATTTTATGATAAATACATTATATTAAGTCCATTTGGAGAAAATATCAATGACATTTAGAAAAATACAAACAACAAATCTTGTTAGCACAGAAACGGCTTTTACAGATCCTTTAATAATCCTTAACAAAGATGGCACCACAGCTACAGATGTTGGATTTTTAAGTAGAACAGGAAATGATACATATACAGGATTAATTAGAGATAGTGACACTTCTAAATATTATTTAATTGATAGTATTGATATGACTAATCAAGCAACAAATGATATTAGTGCAACAGATTCATCAATAAGTAAAGCAACATTGGTATTAGATACTATAGAAGTAACCTCATTAACTGCTGATAGTTCATTTGTTTTACCAAAAGGAACAGCAGCTAATAGACCAGCAAGTCCTGTAGAAGGACAAATGTATTTTAACACAGAAACTAAAATGTTTGAAGGTTATAACGGTACAGCATGGAAACAGCTAATACCGTCCGAATACCAAGAAACTTGATAAATACATGTAACTTGGAGAAGACAAAATGGCTTTTAAAATAGTAAATGATACAGTAATACACAATAATACAAATGTTCAGGTTGATAGTATGCCTGTATTAGTAGGCGATGGAGATCCTGCTACAAAAGTATTAGTACAAAACGTTATACTAGATGGTGCTACTGTTGATATGACACAGTCTATAGCATTACTAGATACAGACGATATTGCAGAAGGCGCAACTAATTTATACTTTACTGATGCATTAGCGCAAGGAGCACTTGCGACAGATATTTCAACATTAAATACAGCAATAACAACAGGTGATGCTACTACACTAAGCACAGCTAATTCATACACAGATACAAGAGAAACTGCAATTACAACGGCATATCAAGCATATGCTGATGCAGCAGTTTCTACTACAACAGGCGCACTTACAACAGATGATATTGCAGAAGCCAGCAATTTATATTATACAGATACAAGAGTTGATACCTACTTAACAGCTAATTCTTATGCTGATGAAAGTTATGTTGATACAGCAGAAACAGATGCAAAAGCATACACAGATACAAGAGAAACAGCTATAACCTCGGCATATACTACAGCAATTGCAAATAGTAGTAGTTCAAGCAGCACAACTTCAAATGCATACACAGATGCAGAAATAGCAACAGCAACAACTAATTTAGAAGCATACACAGATACAGCGGTAGCAAATGTTGTTGATTCGGCGCCAGCAGTATTAGACACATTAAATGAACTAGCAGCGGCATTAGGCGATGATGCAAATTTTGCAACAACTGTAAGTAACGATCTTGGAACCAGAGTAAGCAAAGCCGGTGATACTATGGCTGGAGCTTTAACACTTCCAGGTGCTCCAACAAATGCTAATCATGCCGCAACAAAATCATATGTCGATACTGCTTATACAGCAGGTAATGGATTATCATTAAGTGGAACAGAATTTTTAATGAGTGGAAGTTACACAGGTGATTTTACAGCAACAGGAGATGTTACTGCGTACTCAGATAGAGCATTAAAGCGTAATATAGAGACAATAGAAAACAGTTTAGATAAAGTTATGCAAATGCGTGGAGTTACATTTGAAAAAGATCAAAAACAAGGACTTGGTGTTATTGCTCAAGAAGTAGAACTAATTATACCAGAAGTTGTAAAACAAGATCAACATGGAATGCGTAGTGTAGCATATGGAAACATTGTGGGTGTTCTTATTGAAGCAATAAAAGAACAACAAAAGCAAATTGAAGAATTAAAATCTAAAATTAAATGAGGTTTATATGTCTAGACTAGTTACATTTGGTTGTAGTTTAACACAAGGTCAAGCACTCGAAGAAAACACTGAATTTTCAGAACTAAGCTGGCCTTATGTATTAGCAAAAAAATTAGATAAGACATGTGTCAATAACGGTGAAAATGGTGCTAGTGCTAAAAGAATATGGTATAATATTCTTGAAACTAATTTTGAACCAGATGATATAGTGGTAATTTTATGGACACATATGGATAGATGGTGTATTGTATACGAAGACCATCGAGGTGATGTTGATTATCAAGATTGGGATATATATCCTAATCAAAAAGAAGAATATAGAAATACTACATCAAAAACAACTGTAGGCATGAAAAATTTAAACCCAGGTTTTTATAATGACGAAGACAAATTAATGCACATGTGGTATGAACATTTTCACACAGATCTCGATATGACTTTACAATATTATTTACATGTAGCACATGCAAATACCTGGCTTAATAATAGAGTATCAAAAGTATATAACCTAAAAGCATCTGAGCCAGACAGAGTTGCATCTTTTAATGAAGTGCCTTTCTTAAAAACAGATATGGATACTATGAGAGATAATTATCCTAAGGCATTAGATAATCATCATCCAGGTCCTTTAGCTATGGAAAAATTTGCAGAATCAATTTATCAAGAAATACAAAATAAAAACTACTAACATTAGTTTTTATTCATAGTAGATAAATAACTGTAGATAGGTTTATCCTATGTTAACATTAATAAACTAACAAGGAGATTTAAGAATGGCAGCATTACCAGGAACAGGTTCGACACTGTCAATGGGTACAGTTCGTAACTATTTTGGTTTAAGTGGAACTATCTCTATGTCGACACTCGGAAATTTTATTTCACCATCAGTAACAACAAACATAGCTCTTTCAGCTACGTTTGGCGGATGGCAAAACCCTAATGCTTATGGTACAGCATCAGGTGTAGATCCAGCAAACGACGAAGGGCCAGGAGCAGTTTACCCAACACCGGACGGCGTAAACACAATCTAATATTCCCGATAATCTATAATCACTGTCAAAAAAACACTTGACAGTGATTTATTTTTCATTTAAAATACAACTAAATATATGTACAAGTAAACTCAACACAGGAGAAAACTATGAGTATTAGAACAAAATATGAAATTGAAACATTTGTTTTAGGAGCACATCCGTCCATTGCACGTAAAGCAATGGCATTACAAACTGAACTAATGTCAGCACGTGCGTCAAGTCATCCAGACTTAGCTGTCTTAGAATTAGTAGCAACAAACTTTGAATCTGAAAACGGTTCGATTGATTCGCTTATTGCTAATGTTGAAGAAAGCGAAGAAGAATACTGGGTAAATCGTTTAGCAAAATTAGCAGCTATTGATATTTTAACAATTGGTAAAGTTCAACCAGAACATATGTCATACATGGCATCAATGTCAGATGAAGCATTTGCTGCAACAGTAAAATCTGCAACTGCTCTTGCAAAATCACTTAATACAAGTGTTCAAGAAATTGAAGCAGAACTAGAATCAGAATTAGCATAACATATAATAATAATGGTAAGTATACCTAATCATTATTACAAAACTGATAAATCCGCAAATGTAGCAATTTGCGTTCCTGTGCGTGATACAGTTACAGCGGTTTTTGCACATAGTCTCGCTATGCTTATGAAAAAGTGTGGCGAGACTGGTTTATCTACTACCTTACATTTTAACATGGGTAGTGAAGTAGCTATGCAAAGACAGCAACTAGTAGATCAAGCATTACAAACAAGTTGTTCACATATTATGTGGATAGATTCAGATATGCAGTTTCCCGTAGATGTATTAAATATGCTACTAAGCCATAAAAAAGATATTGTAGCAGGAAATTATTCAACAAGAGTTCCTCCGTATAGGCCAGTTGCCTTTACAAATCCAAAAGATTTAGATAGTAGATGTTTTCTAGGAACAGGTCTCGAAGAAGTTTGGGCAGTAGGTAGTGGTATGATGCTTGTAAATAGAAAAGTATACGAAGACATACCAAAGCCTTTTTATAAAATTGAATACGATGAAAATTATAATAGCCTTGTAGGAGAAGATGTTTACTTCTGTAATAGCGCACATAAATATGGTTATACAGTATTTGTAGATCACGCATTAAGTGATAAAATTGCACACGTAGGTACACGTGCATTTACAATAAAGGATGATTGCAATGATTAATATGAAAGAGTTCCAAGGACAAAGTGTAGTAACACCTTGGGACAGGTTAAAAAAATATATTTTTAATTCATACCCTATAGTTAGAGTTGATAAAAGAGCAACAAGAGACGATACACTTCTTACATTAGCAAATGAGCATAGAGATAAAAGTGAAATGGTTTGGGTTGTAAATGATAGTGCAAATATAAGAAAAGATTTTCCTTGGCATTATAGACCAAGTGGAGATGGTAGAAATTACATACATAAATTTCCAACAGTAACAAAAAGAACCAAATCTACATTACTACACGGAGATATATATTTGGTTCCAACAGGTAGCTTATATCTGGGCAGTTACAAAAATAGAATTATTGCTTCTTATCAAAAAACAGACTTTGATGTGTTTATGATTAGTTATCATGAAGCAGAAGCAGATGCAAACTTTATAAAACTAAAACAAAAATTTCCTGATGCAAAACACGTAAAAAATGTAGAAGGTATTGCAAATGCACATAAAGAATGTGCTAAACAATCTGAAACAGAAATGGTTTATATAGTTGATGCTGATGCAGATATTGTTGATGATTTTTATTTTAATTATCTTCCACCTATGAGCAAACGTAACAATACAACATATGTATGGAGCGCACGTAACCCAATTAATGGATTAGAATATGGATATGGTGCTGTAAAATTATTTCCAAGACAACAATTGTTAGATATGGGACATGAACTTCCTGACTTTACAACAGGTGTTGCATTTTATCAACCTGTTGCTGATGTAAGCAATTATACAAGATTTAATAGAGATCCTTATAGAACATGGCGTAGTGCATTCCGTGAATGTGTTAAACTTGCATCAAGTGTAAATCCAAATCAAAAACAAGACGAAACAGATGCTAGACTTGAAACATGGACAACTGTAGACAATGGAGAACGTTTTGGTCGTTATTGTATAAAGGGTGCATTAGAAGGAAAAGCATACGGATTAGAACATAAAGGTGATGTTGAAGCTCTTAGCAAGATTAATGATTTTGATTGGTTGCGTGAGCAATTTGTTGCTAGTATGAAAAAACGTATTACAGAAAATTAATCTACTCAGCTTTATGAGTTTTATAAATTATTTTAACTTTTTTATTAAATTCATTATCTCTTAATTGTATATTAGCACCAGGATGCAATGGATTAGGATAGTTTCCTATTTTAACCCAAGCATATCCATTACTTTCGTCATTTAGAATAGGAATAAATTCTTTTTGTACAATAGATACAAAACTATGATATTCAAATTTTTTATTTGGCGATGTAAATTTGTTTAAAGGTATTACTTTTATTATACTCGGTAAAGTTCCTAATTCTTCATAAATTTCTCTATAAAGTGTTTCGCTTGGTCTTTCGTTACCTTCGCTTTTGCCACCAAAAAAGCCCCAAGTGTTTGGGTGCTTTACTTTACTTCCTCGTTGTTGTAATAAAATTCTTCCAGTATTTAAACTTAAAAAAATACAGCCACTTGCTTCAATCATAGATACAATCGCCAATACCCTGCGTTATACACGCCTTCGTTACTATTTAACCATTCGGATCCGTTCCATTCTAGTTGATCGTTGTTTGCAACGTTAGTAACATATTCAGTGGTATTTATTGACGAGCTATCAAATGTTATAGTCCAGTTTGTTCCATCATATTGAATTATATCAAATCTATTTGCAGTTAGACCTCCCCAATATGAATTAACTGGTAAATCATTTAGTAAGAGATATCGCTGTCCTGAAATTTGTGCAGGAACTGTTCCATCTCCAGGATAATTATTTGTTGGATCTACTAATGCATTAACTGCAACTACTGTGTTTGCTGGTAATGTTGTTAAATCAATATCAACATTTAATATATTTATATTTCCTTGATTAATACTTACTTTACCTACAATATCATTTGATTTATCACTAGGATCTGACCCATTTTTTCTTAACCTTACTTGACTTATTCCGTCTCTTATCACGCCAAAAGGTTTAGTTTCTTCTGCCCAATTGAGAGGTTGTCCGTTATCATTTAAACTAGTTCCATCTTTATTTAAAAGGAATAGTTGTGCGTTTTCAAATCTGGATTTTTTATCTTCATATGTAACAATTGTGTATTCTAGTGTATTTTTGTTAAAAGGTAAATTTTCTTTAAAGTCTTCTAAGTCTTCATCTGTAAGACTATATAATTCATTAATTACTGTATGTATTAATCTTTGTCTTTGTATTTTTGCAGGTGGGTTTATAAACACTGGAATGTCAAAACTTAAAGTGCTTACATCTATAATATCATCTATACTTGATCCAACACTTCTACTAGACCAGTTTGTGTTTGTCATTTCCACATGTGATAAAGCACTCCAGTCTACTATATTATTGCTTGTTCTAATGTCTAATGTTGGATTAAATAATACTAGTATCTGTTCCAATAATTGTAATTTTTGATCTGTATTAGAAGTCCAAACATCACAATTCATCTGGAGCATATAAGGTACAGGTGCATGTCTTTCAACGGTGTAATTATTACCACGTTCGTTTATATACTCGTTTGTGTCTTCGTCAAATTTCTTTTCATACACTTGCATTTTTTCAGTGTAATCTTGATATGTTCTTCTTTCTGGTAGCATGTTTAGTGCAGTTACGTAACAACTTATAAATGGAACACTGTTAACAACATTTTCACTGTTTTCACGTGTAATATGTGCTGCCATACGATTTATATCGCCATATCTTACAGGAACTTTTTGATATATAGGTAAACTTTCATCGTCTTTGCCCATTTGAACATTAAAGCCGCTAAACAGTCTAATGAACTGTTGAATATATCTTCTTATTTGTTTGTCGTAAAAATATTGTGCCATTATTCAAAATCACTTTTTGGTTTAAGCGCCTGTGATAGAGATTGACGCTCAGGAAATTCTTGATTATCAACTACAGTAGTTGAATTGTTGTTTATAAACGAGCTAGCATTATATGTTCTATCACTCCATGTGTCGTCTGTAACATTATCGTATAATCTATGCCATCTGCTGCCTCGAAATACAAATAATCTATTAGGTGTAAAATCAGTTCTTACAAAATAATCACTATCATTTGGATTTTGTGGAAATTGATCACCTGTCTCTAATGTTTCTCCGTGATCGTATTCGTTATTTTCACTATCAACACCAAATAAATGATCTGCAAGTGGTAGTCCAGTTGGATTAGCTGCTTCTGCACTAGCAACAATTGCATTTGAAATATTAAGTTCTGTTTTATAAGAACTTATATCATTCTTAAGTGAGTTTTCATCTGCGGCTGTGCCTAATATATCTGCATATTCTTGTGTATCTGTCAATGGTGCTACTTTCACTCTCCAAATGTGTGGATACCATGTTTGAGAAAATCCTTCAGCACTTCTTGCAGCATCTTGAACAACATAAAATTTGTTAATTGCATCTTTTTCGGCTGTAAGTAACAGTTCGTCACGTAAGTGAGGTAATTCTAAAACATCTCCTGGCATTAATTTTCTGTTTAATCTTTCAATCATATCGTTGATATGAAATGTTATAAACAATGTATCGTTTGTAAGGAATAATCCAAACTGTGTAAGATCAAAATCATTATCACTTACATTATATACACCACGTAATTCATAAATATCAGGATCATATTTACGATCTCTGTTTTCCATAAACAGTAGATCCTGTATTTGTGTTTCGTCAATAAGACCTTCTGGATTTATTTCTTCTCCAGTTATAAAATCTTTTTCTAATCCACTTCCATAATTTGGTTCACTAGGATCTTCATTATTTGATTGTGGACTTGGACCTAAGTATTTATGAACATGTATTGCTGTTCCACCAATGTCAAATTGTTCACGGACGCCTCTGTCCATAAATTTAAAGTCATTGCCTTTGTATGGTTTGTATAAACTGAGTCTTGGCATAATAATTCCTTAATATAGTGTATTTATGACAATGTGTATATAAAAATTTACTTGACAATTCTTTAATTTCGTTTACAATAATAACATCTAGATAAGAAAAGAAAAGGAAAACATATGTTTAGGTTTTTTAAGAACCGAAAATGGTGGTTATGGAGTTGGCTAGGGTCAGCTGCAATTTTAAGTTCACTATGGGTTCAAGTAGAAATTGATGTAAAAATCAATGAATGGTTTGGAACGTTTTACGATATGATTCAAAAAGCACTAGCCACACCAAATGCAATTACTATGGGTGAATATTGGAGTAGTTTAATTGAATTTATATATCTAGCAGGTATATATGTACTAATTGCTGTGATAGTAAGTTTCTTTACAGCTCATTATCTATTCCGTTGGAGAACGGCTATGGTAGAGTGGTATCATAGTGTATATGATAAAGCAAGAACCATAGAAGGTGCCGCACAAAGGGTACAAGAAGATACGATTAAATTTAGTCGTATCATGGAAGGACTTGGAACAAGTTTCATCGAAGCAATAATGATTCTTATTCAGTTTGTTCCAATTTTATTAGGACTAAGTGCAGGACTAACTATTATGTTCTTTGGAGAATGGCAATATGGACTTGTTACAGGTGCTCTACTTTGGAGTATAGGTGGCACACTATTCCTTATTGGATTAGGATGGGCATTTCGTTTAGTTGGAATCGAATATGATTTACAAAAGAAAGAAGCCGCTTATCGAAAAATTCTAGTGATTGCAGAAGACGATGAAAAAATTCGTCCTAAATCAATTGAAGAATTGTTTGATGGGGTGCGTAGTATACACTTTTTAAGTTATATACGTTATCTTTACTTTAATGTGGGTCGTATTGCATATTTACAAGCAAATGTGCTAAGTGCCTATGTATTCTTAGCACCGGCAATTGTAACAGGTGCAATTACATTAGGTGTAATGCAACAAATTATACGTGCATTTGGTCGTGTTGAAGGTAGTATGCAATATTTACTTAAAGCGTGGCCTACAATTATTGAATTAATGAGTGTATATAGACGTTTAAGAGAATTTGAACGCCAAATTGAAGAAAAATCAAAAGTAGCTATGTAATTTTTTTAAAAAAAATTATAAGTTATTGAAAGCGCAGGATTTTATCTTGCGCTTTTTTGTTGACAAGCAAGACATCTTAGTGTAAGCTATATATAAGTTGCAAATAAGGATATAACATGTTAGCAATAGATCATAAAACGTATTTAGATTATGTAGCATACAACCGTGCTAAAGGTTATGGCGCATTTCCAGAAGATCTTTGGAATGCATTAAAAGAACAGGAGGAAGAATTATGCAATTAAATACTGCAATTAATGTTCTAACAAAAAGAGCAGAAGATTTTTATGGTAAGTCGTTTAATTGGTTGGTCGATG